GCGGGTTAGACCTTTCGATGGCGCGGGATCTCACGGCGTTAAGCCTATGCTTCCCTAAAGGCGATCGTTGTTTCGATTTGTTCGCGTTCTTTTGGACGCCGGCGGAAACAATCCACGATCGAGCGCTATCCGATCGCCAGCCTTATGGCCTATGGGCCGAGCAAGGTTACTTGATCGCCACGCCGGGAAAAGTTGTGGATTACGCCTGGGCCGCGCGCTCGATCGCCGATTGCCTAGAACGCTTCGAGATCTCCGCGATCGCCTTTGACGAATATCGGATCCCGATGCTCGAAAAAGAGCTATCGGATATCGGCGTTGTGGCGCCGTTGCTTGTGCATCCGCAAGGCTACAGGCGAAGCTCGGCTAGCGGTTTGTGGATGCCCGAAAGCGTTGGGCAATTAGAGGCCGGCATAGTCGAAGGCCGCGTAAAGTTTCAAATCAATCCGGTCATGGCGGCGTGTATGGCGTCCGTGGTTTTGGAAGCGGACGCGCAAGGAAATCGGAAGTTTACCAAGCTTAAAGCCACTGGACGGATCGATGGGATTGTGGCAAGCGCTATGAGCATCGGCGCCGCGACACAATCCGCGCCGGTCGCGCAATCGGTTTATGATGTGGCCGCGCGTAGGTTAGCCGAGGGAAAAGGCTATGCTAGCGGCAATCATCAAAGCGCTGCGGCGAGGCAAAGAGCCACGCTATCCTAGCCGCGCACAATGGCCGATTAGCCGGCCGATCGCCGGGATCCCGATAACAAGCGATAGCGTGCTTACCGTTTCGGCCGTTTGGGCTTGCGTCCGCTATCTCTCGCAAACGTGCGCCGTGCTTCCCTGGCGCGTGATGAAGGAAAGCGATCGCGGATCGGAGCCTTATCCATCCCATCCCGTAAACTATCTGATCGGCGTCCGGCCCAATCCCGAAACAAGCGCGTTTCAATTCCGCGAAACGCTAACATCTTGGGCGCTTCGATATGGCAATGGCTACGCCGAGATCGAGCGCAACGCCGTGGGCTTGCCGGCCGCGCTCTGGCCGATCCATCCCGATCGGGTCGAGCCAAAGCGCAACGATATCGGCGCGCTTGTGTATGAGGTTTCCAATGACGCCGCGAACAAGGTGACGATCGGCGCCGGCGATATGTTCCACTTGCGCGGATATGGCGATGGGCCGATCGGCGTCAACGTCATGCAATACGCCGCGCAATCGATCGGATGGGCGAAAGCAACGCAAATTTTCGGCGCCGCGTTTTTCGGCAACGGCGCCACGCCGTCCGGCGTTGTTAGCATGAAACGGCCCATGACCGAGGCCGGCCTTGAATTGCTGAAAAAGAATTTCGCGGATCTCTATCAAGGGCCGTACAAATCAAACAAGACGGCGTTTCTTGATAACGAGATGGAATATAAAGCGATCTCGATCGAGCCCGAAAAATCCCAATTCATTGAAACCAATCAATTTCAAATCGAGGAAATTTGTCGCTGGTTTGGCGTGCCGCCGCATAAGATCGCCCATCTGTTGCGCGCCACGTTTTCCAATATCGAACATCAATCGATCGAGGTCGTTGTCGATAGCCTAACGCCGTGGGTGAAGCGTTGGGAAGAAGAAGCGGATTACAAGCTATTCGGTCCGCTTAATCGCCAGGCCTTTTTCACCAAGATCTACCTACAGGGATTGATGCGCGGCGATACCGTCGCGCGCGCTTCTTTTTATTCACAGATGCGCGCGATCGGCGTCCTATCGGTCAACGATATCCGCGCGCTCGAAGATATGCAGACGCTTCCGGAAAGTTCGGGCGCCGATAAGCTTGTCATGCAATCCCAATTTACCACGCTCGAAAAGATCGGCGAGGATCCGCCGGCGCCGGTTGCAGCTCCCGCGATCGATCCGGAAAATCAGCCGGCGGCGGACCAGGCAAGCGAAGATCAAGCGACAAGCGACACGCCGGCGGCGCGTGCGCTTCGCGTTGTGGGGGATTAGATGGCCGAGATTATCAAGCTTCGATCGGCGTCCGCGTATCGCGTGTATGCGCGCGGCGATGTTGGAACGCTCTACCTTTACGGGATCATCGGCGATAGTTTCTTTTCCGATGGGATCACGGCCAAACAAGTGGCCGAGGATCTAAAGAAGCTCGGCCGCCTAGCCACGCTCAACGTGCGGATCAATTCCGAAGGCGGGGACGTATTCCAAGGGAAAACGATCTACTCGCTTTTGAAGGCCAATCCGGCGCGGATCGTCGCGCATATTGACGGCCTGGCCGCGTCAAGCGCTTCCCTGGTCGCTATGGCCGCGCACGAAATCAAGATCGCGGACGGATCTTTTATGATGATCCACAACGCCTGGTCGCGCGTGATCGGTAACGCGGCGGATCTCCGCGAAGCGGCGGCGCTTCTAGAGCAAGTCGATCAAACGATCGTGGACACCTACGCCGGCCGGACCAGGCAAACGCGCGAACAAATCTCCGCGTGGATGGCGGCCGAGACTTGGTTCGGCGCGGCCGATGCAAAGGCGCACGGTTTCGCCGATCAAATCGTGGAGAATATGAAAGTTGCGGCGATGATTACGGACGCCGCGCAATTCCGAAACTTGCCCGCCGGCCTGAGGCCACGGCGGGACCGAGTTCAATCCTACCTGGCCTCGATCAAGGGGAGTTAAAGATTATGCGGAACGCCACAAAGGCAAACGCGATTGCGGTCTTTATGGCCGTGACGCTGGATGATTTGCGCGCCAAGGTGAACGAGATCAAAGGCGAGATCGAAGCGGTGATCGCCGCCGCCGATAAAGATGATCGGGATATTTCCGATGATGAATTCGATTTGATCGAGGCGCGGAAAACGGAAATGGAAATGCTCACGCGGCAAATCTCCGCGCGCGAAGCGGCCGAGGCCGTGCGCGCCACGGCGATGGCCGGCACGGGCCGCAAGTCAACGCCGGAAGCTTCCAAGCCTGGCGCCGGCGCCAAGTCATATCCGAGCCCGCGCGATCCCAAGGCCGGCTTTAGCAATTTCGGCGAGTTCGCGCTCATGGTCCGGCGCGGATGCCAAAACGATCAAGACGCCGTGCAACGTCTAAGCAACGCCGCAAGCTCATGGGGCGGCGAGAACGTGGGCGCCGATGGCGGTTTCGCCGTGCCGCCGGAATTCCGCTCGGCGATCGCTATCAAGATCAACGGGCCGGATAGTTTGCTTTCCATGACCGATCAACTGACAACCAGCTCCAACACGATCACGATCCCGAAGGATGAAACCACGCCTTGGCAATCCACGGGCGGGATCCTCGCCTATTGGGAGAATGAAGGCCAAACGATCCCAGGGTCGAAGCCTTTGCTCGATCAATCCACGATCCGGCTAAACAAGCTAACGGCGCTTGTTCCGGTTTCGGATGAATTGCTAGAGGACGCCGCCGGGATCGATAGCTATCTCCGGACCAAGGCGCCACAAAAGATGGTCGCCAAACTAAACACGGCGATCATCAATGGAACGGGCGCCGGCCAGCCGCTTGGGATCTTGCAATCCGCAAGCTTGCAAACGGTCGCCGGGAAAACCGGCCAGGGATCCACAACGGTCATTTATCCGAATATCGTGGATATGTGGAACGGCCTTTACGGGCAATGGCGCCGCAACGCCGTTTGGTTAGTCAATCAGGACGTTGAGCCACAGTTGGCGATGATGGCCTTCCAATCTCTCGGAACGCCGGCCGGCACGATCCCGGTTTACTTGCCGGGGAACACGATCGCAAACGCCGGCTATGACACGCTCAAAGGCCGGCCAGTGATCCCGTGCGAAGCGTGTTCCGTGTTGGGGAACGTGGGCGATATTATCCTTGTGGATCTCTCGCAATATATGACCGTGACCAAGGGCGATATCCGGACGGACGTTTCGATCCATCTTTACTTTGACCAGGATCTAACGGCCTTCCGCTTCATCTTCCGCGTTGCCGGCCAGCCGTGGTGGAGCAACAAGATCATCCCGCAAAATCCGAAGGATGGAACGGAAGCGGCCAAGCGTTCGTGGGCCGTCGCGCTTTCCGGATCTCGGAACACCTAACGCGGACAAACGCCAACACCTTTAAGGGGAGTTCAAAGCAATGCACGTTAACACCAAAGCAAGCGAATTTATCGCGGTGCTATCCTCGATCGCGCCGGCGTCCTACCTGGTCGCCGGTCCGCCGGCAACGGTCTGGATCAAGGCCGATCAATTCCACGAATACCTTGTGGCGCTCGGCCTCGGCGCAATTACAGGCGGCGGGACGGCGAAGCTTCAACAGGCGAACACAAGCGGCGGCGGCGGCGCCAAGGATATTCCCGGCAAGGCCGCTTCAACGATCGCCGGCGCCGATGCCAACAAGCAACTTATGATTAACTTGCGGCCGGAGGAAATGGATAGCGATAGCGGCTTCGCATGGTTCGGCCTGGTTATGACGATCACGGGAACAAGCGCGTTTGTTAGTGGCTCGATCCTGGGGATCAATCCAAAGCTTGGGCCGGCGAACACCTATAACAACGCGGCCGTCAAAGAGATCATCTACTAAGCCGGCGCGCGTTAGCATT